GAAACTGAAGAAGCAGTCCAACTGATTGCTTATCCCCACTCAGTATTTCTACATTCTAAATTTGTAAACATTGCTCGAATGATGAAGCTTGATATCAGAGTAGCTAACAAAACGAATGAGTATGTTTACCTTACAAAGCAAAAGCAAAAGGCAGATGTTATAATTGCATGTGTCGCTACATTAGGAGGCAAAAGTAATGGAAAGTATAAAAGTTGATCTCAAAACAGTTACTGTGGGTAAGCAGGATAGAACTCCTGCAGAGGCAGCAAAGGTTGAAGCCATAAAAGGAATGCTGGATATCATTTTACCAGAGGAAATTGACCAGTTCTTTCTAAAGGTTATGGATTTATCAGTAGAGCTTGGCTATAGGCTACAGGCTGAGCCAAAGGTTCTGTTAAGCCAGATCGAGAAAGCTAATGCCTAGAAAACCCTACATCATTGTTGCAAGACAACTTGGTGGTATAGGGGATGTTATAGCTCTTTCGTGTGTGTTCCGGGGGCTTCATGAGAAGTTTCCCGGACATACTCTTAAATGTGTAACAGCAAACATTTACCTTGCCGGGGCACTTACTGACATTGCTGAACATAATCCATATATCGATGAGATTATAGTAATTGAACCCTATGATGGATGTTCGGCCCGGACTAAGGAAGTCTGGAATCAACACTATGGTAACTGCCCAAACATAGAAGCAGAGCTACTTTGGCAAAAAGCAGACAAGGCCTATTGTCTTAATACAGCATGTGTAGACTATGAATGGGAAGCTATGAAAAGTGAGCAGGGAATAACTAAACCCAGATACCAAATATGGTGTGATGCAGTGGGGGTTACCCCAAGTTCCTACTCTCCAATTTATCAGGTAACAAAAGTTGAACAGGCAATTGCCAAGGGAGTATTCGATAAAAGAGGATTTACAGGTAAACCTATTGTCGGGGTTGGGTGTGCTGCCTGTGACCCTAAAAGAGGAATCCCTTTAGATAAAACTGCAGAAATCTGTAATGGTCTTAAAAAAGCAGGAGTCATTCCAGTTACTATAGATGCTACACTCCAGATACCCGGAGTTGAATCAATCATAGGAACACGTTTACGGGACTTGATGCCTATGATAAAATTGATGGATGCTATGATAACTGTAGATTCAGGGCTTTTACATATGGCAGGAGCTGTGGGAACCCCGGTCATAGGTATTTTTGGCCCAACAGATCATAAGATGAGAATGGGAACATACCTGGGAACTGCAACAGATAGTAGGAAACTAATGCCCTGTGCTCCTTGCTGGTATGGTTACCATTGTCTTAGAGATGTAGACCCATCAAAACATTTTGAGTGCCTAAAAAAGATAAAATCTGATATTATTGTAGAGGAGACACTTAGATGGCTAAATCGAGCAGGGAAACTTGACTCATAAATTGACCATCTGTGTTATAATAAGCTATGGCAGCAAACATTGAACTAACTGACGATGCTGATAACATCATAACCAGCTTTAACTTTGGAGCAATCAACGGAGCTGCAGAGCTTGCACTCAAATTCAAAGTTAAAAATCTTGGTGATAGTGATGCCAATTCCGTTCGCCTATATGCTCAACGTCTTAACCAGAATGATGGTCTTGACTTTGTGGCACTGGCTAAGGATAATGGGGGAAACCCAGGAGTATACACAACATCAGAATTAGACTTTGGCACCATGGCAGCAGCAGCAATTGAAATATTCTGGGCCAAAGTTACAGTCCCTCTGGGCACAACTCCAGCAGGTAACCCAAGACAGTTCGATTGTATCTGTGAATACACAGGAACATAAGGAGATTAACTATGAGTGCAACCTTTGCATGGGCACAAACAATTGGTGCTCCAGCAGGAACTAGAACAAGTCTTGGAGCTACCGGAAATCTGGTTAACTTCAAGAATATAGACTCCATAGGAACTTCGGATTATGCTACCAACCCGATTCCTGCTGGAAATAACTCTTTTGAAGTATGGCTTCAAGGATACTTCACCGGGGTATTCAATGCTATCTATGATGTCCGTTTTTGGATGTCTACAGACTTCAGCCCAAACACTGGGCTTGTAGTCAAAGCAAAGAAAAACCAGACTGTCTATGGGCAACCCACAAATGCTACTTCATCCATTGCTACCTCTACAATAGGGACTTCTGACCCTGGAACAGCCAATGTTAGTATTGGTGGGAGTTTAAACAGCTCTCTAAGTACCAGTGGCTATACAGACTATATTGTCCTACAGCTACAGACAACTACTGCTGCTGCAGCAGGGGATACGTCCCTGGCTACATTCAGCATGTCTTATATTGAATCCTAAACTACCAACGGAGGCAAACTAATTGGTAACTAAGGCTATATCACCTGAAGGTACACTTCAGGCGTTTCGTGACGACTTACGTGAACCCAAAGTAACATTTGGTCGTTGTTGTATTACAGGGGAATGGGGAAAAGTTATTGCCATTGATCTTGGTGATATGTCACTCAATATGCCAGACATTGAAAATGGTGTAGAGTATGATGATGGTCTTGTAACTTTTACTAAAGCAAAACCCCTGGTGCTCCATAATCAAGCTTTATTCTCCAGGGATGGGCTACTGAAACTAATGAGCTTCATGGATTCAGAAGAAAATCCTATCCCGGCTGTAACCCCGGAACTGGCTTATAAATGGCAGGTTACCTATGCTGATGGCTCAGCCCTGACTCAGTTCATTGTAAATCCTGACACATTCTTAGAAGAAGAAGTGAACTCCTCAAATATAGATCACTCTCGGATAAGTCAGCTTTCTGTAATAGCAAACTATCCTAGTGTTGAACGAGCAGAAAATCTGCCAACATATACATTTGTAAAAGAATCTGGTAAGTTTTTTAGAGCCGGGATAGCAATTGATACTATGTACGATAGTGAGTATCAGCCAGACTCTGAAGTAATATATGCTCGTAAGGTCAATATGACTTTTGGTTCAGGGATGATAACAAATAGCCTTGATCGGAGCATCCAAACAGTTCACACAGCAGTTCTTCAGCTTATGGGTTGGAAGGTCGGTGGTTTACATGGACAAGGCCCAGGCTGTATAATCGCTGTAGATGAACGTGGTCACTGGAGACCCTATGAATACATAGAGGGCTAATATGAGCATCAGCTTTCCCACAAGTTTAGATACACTTCTCAACCCAGCAGAAACTACAGTTATGAATGCTGCTGGGTATGAGCATGATGTTCAACACTCCAACTTAAACGATATAGTTGAAGCTCTTGAAGCAAAAGTTGGTGTTACCGGGTCTGCTGTAGCCACATCTCTCGATTATTTGGTTAGTAATACCCTATTAAAACTTGACCAGACTGTCCCCCAAACTATTATAAATGGGCCATTACACTTAGACTCAATAGTATTTGATGTCACCGATACTCCACAAGCAGGTGTTGAAGGCCTTCTTCAGTGGAATGCTACAGATGGCACTCTTGACCTTACTTTAGCAAGTGCAACCATGCAAATGGGTCAAGAGATGTTTACTAAAGTTGTTAATAAAACTGGTTCTATTATCCCAGATGGTTCTGTTGTCTACTTTGTAAGTAGACAAGGTATTAGACCAACAATAGGTCTTGCCCAGGGTAATGCAGAAGCTACTTCCAAAGTTGCTGGTGTAACAACTCAAGCCATAGGTATTAATGCTGAAGGCTTTATTACAACCATGGGTTATGTCAGAGGAATAAAGACAGACTATCCAACATGGGCAGAGGGTGATACCCTATGGGTAAGCACAACAACCCCAGGAGCACTAACTAATGAAGCACCCACAGCACCTAATCATTCCGATATTGTGGGGTCAGTTGGTATAGTTCATAAAACGCAAGGTTCAATTCTAATAGCTCTGCAAAGGCATTTAACATTCACAGAACTATGTGATGTAAATGGAACTGCATTAACAGTCTCCGGGCAGATAGCAGTTTGGAATAATACAGCAGGTTACTTTGACTATACAGCAAATATCAATAACTACCTGCTACTTGACCAGACAACTGCTCAACCGATCATAAATGGCCCATTAACCCTGGCAAACGCATATGGTAGTCCTGTATCTGTAGATGCCACAGGATTTATGTTAGCTGCTAGTGCTAATGTCGATAAACCTGCAGGTATAGAATGCAAAAACATTCATGCAGGGACTTCTGCTGATATTAGATTTGCAATGGTTTGTACCGATGGTAACTATACTTCATTTGCTCTACCCGGACTTGGTAATACTGTAGCTGCTATGTTTGGTGTGGCAAGAGCAACTGGAACATTCTTATTCAATGCCAATGCTGGTACCCCTAGACACATTGGAATAGGAACCCTTGGAGCTACAAATCTTACTTTTGGAACAACCAATGCTGCTCGTATGACAATACTTGCAACAGGTAATATCGGAATTGGAACCATACTCCCAGCAGCATCACTCGATATACTAAATGGCACAGGTTCAGACACTCCGGGGACTAACCCAATACTTGGCATTATGGCATCAGCTACCCAGGGATTTGTATTTCAGTATAATGCAGCAGTAAGCACTCTATCAGTAAATAGACTATATTCAAGTGCCTGGAGTAATGTGCTGACATTAAGTAGAGCTACAGGCTTTGTTGGTCTTGGTATAGCTCCCTTAGCTTTATTGCATGAAAATATTACAGACACATCTGGTGTTGGGCTACTTATAACAGGAAAATCCAAAGATACCACCACAGATACAAGTGGTGTAGCTATTGTTATGACACACAATGCCACTAACAATAGACAGTTCTGGATTGGTGACTACACCAGTGCTTTGGGTGTCAGATATGCATGTGGTGCATCTACTGTCAGCATGGGTGGATGGAACTATACTGGGGCTTCTGAGATAAACTTTAACATAAATCCAATAACAACAGCTCTAACTACTGTAGGTTATCCTAGCTATCTTGCCCGATTAACTGTTCATAACTTATCGGGAGTTGTTGCAGGAAATAATGCAGCAGTAAAAGTCCTAAGTGTTGTCGGAGACACCGGACAGACTGCCGATATGTTGAATGTTCATATTCATGGAGCTACTGCAGGAAGTCTATTCACTATTCTAGCTTCAGGTCTTATAGGCATAGGATTCTCAGCTCCTACATCACAACTGCAAGTTAAAGGTAGTGATGCTGTATCAAGCACAGTGGCACTTACCATAAGTAACCCTGCAGTAAGTGCTGATGCTACAAATAACAAGTTTGTTATGTGGATACAAGCATATAGTGCTAACATTGCCTCTGGTGTAACTGAATCTGGTTATAGATACGGTATTAGAATTGATGCATTTATACAGGATGCAGCATTTGCTGGCACCCTAACAGCTCAGATTGCTAATACAATGCGTCACGGTATATACCAGGTAGCAGCATCAGGCGCAAGAACAGTAGTAACATCTACAGGACTTCAGATAACTACATTCACTGTAGCAGATAGCACTATCACAACATCGTATGGACTATTCATTCAAAGAACTGCTGTAACTGGTGGAGGCACAATAACCAACGATTGGGCAATCTACCAAAACTCTACAATTTCAAATAATGCTCTTGCAGGAAAAACCCGTTTTGGTGGTGTTACAGCTCCTACAGTTGCAGTAGATGTGACCGGGACAGCAATGGCAACCATATTCCAGTTAAGAGACACAGCCATTGGCATATACTCCCAAGCAGACAGCTTCATGGATATTTATGCTGATGGAGCTGTTAGAATAGGAAACTCTGCTGCAGGTGCTCCTACAAACTATACCAAGTTTGAACCCGATGGAACTATGGTCATGGTTGGAGATGCAACTGTATGGGATGACCTTAGAGTTCCTACTACAGCAGTTAAAGCAGCAGGGGTTAAAGACCCCCATTTTTCACTATACAAAACTAATGGTGCCGGGTCTACAGGAGTCTTTATCCATTGGTTTGATAAAGCTGCTGAAGAAGAACTTTTCTTTACCTGTCAAATGCCTCATGGATGGGTTGGAACAGATATTACTGCCCATGTTCATTGGGTTCCAAAAACAAATGGTGCTCTGAATGCCACAGTAGAATGGGGTCTTGAGTATACCTGGGCAGATATAGGTGGAACCTTTGGTAATTCAACCATAATATATACAAAAACAACAACTTCTGGAGATGCAACTCTTGTAGCAGATAAACACTATATGTCTAACTTTACTGCAATTGCAAATGGTTCTCACACTATAAGTTCTATGCTTGTGTGTCGTATATTTAGGAATGCCACTGATGCAACTGATGACACCTATGATGATGATGCAGGGCTTTTAGAAATTGACTTCCACTATGAAGCTGACATGGTAGGAAGTCGAGGAATCTCTACTAAGTAGGAGCACAAAATGGAATACACTACTCTTCAGATCAACGTTCCTGTTGGAATGGAAGATCGAATACTTGAGATAGTAAATGCTAATATAGTCCAAATATTCAGAGAGCAAAAACTTGATGAAGCCATGGTAAATGTAGAAAGTTCTATGGAAGTTGAACTCACTACCTTAAAAGAAGAGACCAGGGCTACTAATGTAGTATCTGTAGATAAGGTTGACTTACGCTCTCAAATGTGATGCAATAGACTAATAAAACGGAGGCAACAAATGAAACTCGCTAAAGTAAATGATGCACTGAAGAGCTTTGATGGTAATGACATCATTGTTCCAATGGAGGGTGGTGAACCCTCTGCTTTCACTATTAAGACAGCTCTGTTGAATTGTCTTGGGTCTAAGGCCCCTAAAGATGGCAAAGAATCAATTGCTATCTACCGTCTTGGATGCAAGCTATTCGATGGTGTTGATGAAGTAGACATGGATGAACTGCTACTCTTAAAAGCTGCTGTCGAAGAGAACAAACCCGGATATACTGGAATGGTTCATGGACAGCTCTTAATGTTCCTGGAGAACTAAAATGCCAACTGATTTCCCAACAGGTTTAGATAGTCTCTTAAATCCATTAGGTACTGACCTACTGGCAAATGCTACTCCGGGTCTTGTACACTCAACTCAGCATACTGATGCCAATGATGCTCTTGAAGCTATCGAATCAAAAGTAGGCATAGATGGCTCTACAGACCCTACAAGCTTGGATTACAAGGCAAGACACCCTAGACTGGATACAACGGTCACTACGGATGCCCTAGCTGCAGATGCAAGTGACTCTGCAAAGACTGCTACCAACTTGGGAAAAGGTTGCATTGCAATCAAGATCGTCACTGACTACCCGGCATGGGTCAGAATATACGCTGATGCTGCCAGTCAAAGTGCTGATTCAGCTCGACTAATAACGGAAGACCCCACAGCCGGGAGTGGGGTTCTTTTAGAAGTTCTAACTGCAGCAGGGGCACTTACCATAGTTCTTTCCCCTACATGCACTCTATTCCATTCTACTGGAAGTGCAAACTTACCTGTAACGGTTACAAACAAAGATACCGTTTCACGAACCATATCTGTTATAATAACAACAGTTCCAATAGAGGGTTAAGACTTTGAGCACTTACGCAAAAATTCTAACATCAAACTTTGCTGATGATGCAGCTTTTAGAGCTGCAGGTTTAGCTCTAAGTGATGCCCTAACAGCTTTAGGTTTAGCTAAAACTGCGGATACAGGACAAATAAACTGGGCTACTGTTCTAAAACCTACCTCTACTTCCCAGGTAATGGGTTATGAAATACGAACATTAGCAGCATCTACCCTGCAAACAGAAAACCCAGTGCTGATTAAGATATCCTATGGAGCAACTAGCGCAGTAATCT